GCTGGTATTTGGCATCCCACACGCCGGCCATCTCGGTGTCCTGCTCGAACACCCCGGCATGCGCCAGCACGCCGTAGAGGTAGACCGCGTAGAGCTGCTCCAGGATCGGGTTGGTGTCGGACGGCAGGATCAGCGGGCGCGGCTTGGCATACCAGCCCATCCGCACCACCTGCGGCTGCCACTCCGGGTCCGGCGGATCAGGGATCGTCGGATGTGGCAGAAACTCCACGCAGTCAGCGCCCAGGCGATAGGCCGTGCAGGTGCGGGTTGCGGTCCACGAGCCGGACCACTGGTCTTTCAGCACCAGTAGTTCGCCCGTGACGTTATCGCGGATGCTCTCCATCGTGGCGAAGTCGGCGGGTAACTGTATATACGCATTGTCAACCGGCTGCGTGGCGTAGGTGACCATGCAGCGCGCCCTGAGTGTCTCGCCCAGTTCGGTCTCGACCATCGACACCCAGGACGCAACGCGCGCTGCGCTATCCCGGCGGTCGAGATAGCTCAGCACGTCGTCCTGCAGCTGCTGCAGGCTCGCCATCAGTTGGCGTGGCGCGCCCGCTCAGGCGGCGGCGGCGGGGGCGGCGAAGGCGTGGGCGCCGGCTTATCCGGCTCCGGCTTATCGGACATCTCCATGCCCGGGATCGGCAGGTCTTTGTTGGCCCGCGCCGCGGCAGCAGCCACCAACGCCTCCTTACCGGCCGTTATGGCGAGGTCTCGCAGCTCGTCCTTACTCCTCGCGTTCGGGTAGCAGCGCAGCAGCTGCACCCAATCCACGCTCTCGTCGTCGTCGCTCAGAAACGGCTCGCCGACGTCTTCCGGGTCTGCCTTGACCGGTGCCGGCATCCGTGGGTTCGGCTCGGGGTGTGACGTGGTTGCCATAGCCATCAGAGGGTTCTCCCATCATCGACACGCAGCCACCGATTGGCTGGGTCGTTCAGCCACTTATTCAGCGCCTGCTGATCCCACCAGACGCCAGTCTGCATCAGCCTCTGCACGATGACGTTTGGGATGCAGGCGACGCGGGTGATGTCGTCGCGGTTGGTGCCGGCGAAGTTCGAGGCGGCGCGCTTATTCGCCTCGATGATCGGGCGGGTGTCCTGGGTGTAGGTGATGATCGGAATATCACCCTCCCACTCGATCCAGGTCGCGCGCGTGGTGACCGGATCATACGAGTCATACAAGAGCGGCCGGGTCATGCGTCACCTCGCAGGACCATGCCGATCGCGCTGGGTGACACGCTGCGGCCGAACACGTGCGCGATCTGTTTATTCTGCAGCCCGACCGCGCGCATTTTACGGATTGCCGCCACCTGCTGCGGCGTCCAGGGCTGCGTCGGCCGGTGGCCGGGAATGCCCATCTCCCGGCCACAGAACGGGCAATCCAGCGTGCGGGGTTCCCGGGTCACTGGTTGAGGTCGGCGATCCAGGCGTGTGCTTTCGGTGCCGAAACCGTCAGCGTCGCCTCGAGCAGCACGCCGCCCTGCGAATTGTCACCCGTCTGCGCGTAGGTCTGGTGCAGGAAGTTGCGCCCCGGCAGTGGCGAGTAGGCGACGTAGTTCTTGTCCACGATCAGGATGTTGTTCGCGGGCATGAACCGGTCAGGAGCCAACTGGAGCGTGCCGAAATTCGTGCGATACACGTCTACCGCGCCCTGAATGGTCAGCTGTCCCGTGGGGCTGGCCTGCACGATGTTCTGGGCCGCGATGGGGTTGCCCGTGCCGCCCTGCGAGAGGGTGGCGAAGTAATTTTTGATGTTACCCGACATCACACCGAAGGTCGGCTCACCGCCCTGCGTCCACGCCTGCTGCATGGCGTTGTTCACCATGTCCAGGGTCAGGTCGCGCGCGGTGCCGGCGGTGCCGGCGTTGGTGCCGTCGCCGACCGGCATGACGCCTGCGCCTGCGCCGCGGCTGCCGTTGGTGCAGTAGGTGGGCAGCCCGGCCATATGCCGCGGATCGGTCGCGGCCTTCGGGGTGGCTGACAGCATGACCAGCTCGAGGTCGCGCCGCAGTTCGATGCCGCGCAGCACCAGCTGGCGGTTGTATTCGTCCTCCCCGCCGATGCTGTCCACCGCGCGCAGCGTGCCGGACACCGCCACGGTGCGGGCGAGGATCTGGGTGATGTTGCCCAGGCGGGCTGGCTTCTTCGCCGGACTCATCACCGCGGTGAAGCCTTCCGGCTGCGGCACGTCGGCCGCGGTGTTCAGCTCCTGAACCAGCCATTCGTGCAGCGTCTGTGCGGCTTCGTCGGTGCCCAGCGAGCTGTAGAAGGGCGTGGTTTCCGGGTCGATCCGGTTGATGATGTCGGAGACGTCTTCATGGACGGTGCCGGATGCACCGGCCTGGGTATAGGTATTCGCGGGCGCGCTGCCCATCGTGGGCGGGGATGCCATAGGCCACTCCTGCAACAGGGAAAGCCCCTCGCGGGGCGACTGTTTGCATCGGGAGTGGTGTTACCGGCGCGAGGGCCGTGGCTGGTTGGTCAGTGACTCCAGCTCGGTGGCTCGGGCAGGAGCATCACGAGGATGCCGGCACGGGATCCGCTCGGCTTGGTGTTTCACGTGAAACACTGCGTCGCGGGTCGCAATAATCATATCCAGCAACCATGGCGGGTGTCCAGACAGACAAGTTAGGGCTTGACGTCCTAGGGCGTTATGCCCTAAAGAGAGGGCATGACCCTACGATCAGCAATTACAGCAGCCCGCACCCGCAATGGCGTCAAAGCGTGCAACTGCTGCGGCACCATCTTCCCGCGCCTCAAGCGCGTGTGCGATAGCTGCAAAGTGCCGGCCATCTGGCGCGAAATCACCGCCGAAGAGTTTGCCACCCTCAAGGCGCGACATGATCGCACAGAGGCGTTGCTGGACGAACTGATGGGTGAGATCCGCGCCGAACGGGAGGCAAGCAATGGCGCGGATTGAGTTAGGAAGTCTGCTCCGGTCGGACGTGAAGCTGCTGTTGCAGTGCCTGCAATCAGAGCCACGGCTGGCTTGGTATGCGGCGCGGCTGGAGGCCGATCTGGCCGTGCCGCCGCCGCCCGTCGCGCCCTGGCGCAAGGTAACCGGGCGCGGTCGCGGCCTGCACGCGATTGAAGACCTGGAGTGCGGTCACCGCTACGTGCTGCGCTACTCCAAGAACTGGATGGAAGACCACGCCGCAAAACGACGGTGCCAGCAGTGTCTCATGGAGCAGAGCCGTGACAGCACAAGAACTGCGTGACGCGATCATCCGGCTGGATGTCTCAGCCGTTTCGTTCTCCCGCATCGTCGGCGTCGATGACCGCTCGGTGCGACGCTGGGTGCTGGGCGAGTGCCCGGTGCCAGCGTGGGTGTCCCGCTTCTCTGGCGTCCTCCTCCAGTCGAAGCGCACTGGTCCTGATCTGCGCGCCTGGGTAGACCGACACGCCCTGTAGGTGCCCAGGCAGACGTGTCCAGACGTGTCGCACGTCTCGCCACGACTGAATCACCAATTAGCCTGTCCGTTGGGGCGTCCGGCGCGTCGCGCGCCGATCAGGGCGGCGGCGTTACGCACGTCGGGCTTGGCTCCGAACGCCTCCATGGCAGCGGCCACGGCGGCCGGCTGGGAGGGCGGCGGCGCCGTGCCACGCACCTGGGCAGGCTGCACAGCCTGTGTGGGCGCCCGTGTGGTGGCGCCCCTCACGCCCTGATCGTAGAGCGCCGCCTTGAACAGCGTCTCGAGGTAGCGGGCGTTAGTCAGGCCCTGCAATTCCTGGTCGGTGTAACCCTGGGTCCGCGCCCAGTCGATGATCTTGGTCTGAATTTCGCGACGCTGCGCCGGATCAGCCCAGAAACTATACTTCTGCGCGAGTTCCCGGTTCGCCTGCTCCACCGCCTGCTGCATCGCAGCATCGCGTGCCTGCGCCTGGGTGTTGATCAGCTGCTGCACCCGCTGCTGCTCGGCGAGGGAGTCCTGCCACGCGGCGAACTGATCCCAATAGCTCGCCGGATCCTGGAACCGCAGGGCGGGGTCTGGCCGCGGGCTGTCGGCGAGGCGCTGCTGCAGGGCGGTCAATTCCGGCTGGATGAGCGGCAGGAACGCGGCCAGCGCCTGCTGCTGCGCCTGTAGCTCGCGGGCCTGCTGCGCCACCTGCTGGGTCTTCTGCGTGTAATCCCTGGCCTTGCTCAGCTCGGCCTGGATCTCGGCCTGCGACCAGCGGCGGCCGTCGATCTCGAGGCCGGCCTCTGGCACCGGGGGCGGCTGCGGTGCGCCCGCTTCGCCGGGCGGCAGGCCCAGCGCCGCCTCGAGGGCGGCCATGCCGCGCGGCGCGCCGGAGGGCGGAGGAGCGGCGGGCGGTGTTTCACGTGAAACACTCGGCGGCGCCTCGCCCGAGTTGTGGCCGATGCCCGGGGATGTCTGCTGCGACGCCTGGGCGCGGCGCTGGTTGCGCAGCATCCGGGCGGCATCGCTGATCGACAGCTCGGGCTGTGGTGCGGGTGTTACGGGTGTTACGCTGGCGTCGCCGGAGGGCGGCGGGGCGCTGTTGGTCTCGCTCATCGGTCCTCACTCATAGGTCTGGGCGCGGGCGGCATCCTCGCGCTGCTCGGTCTGGTAGGCGGCGGCCAGCTGCAACCGGCCGCGCAGTTCGGCGATCGTGAGCACCTTCACCCGCGCGATCTCGCGCGACGTGCTGTCGGTGTCGAACAGGGCCGCGTCGGCCGCGTCCTCCTGCATCTCATTGATCAGCGCAATCAGTCCCTCGTCATTCAGCGCTCGAAGGGCGGCGGATGCCTCGAGCCGGAGCTGTCCGGCAGACTTCGCCGGTCGCTCGAGCCGGCTGGCGGGCTGGTAGGTCTGGCTCATATCAGCGCGCCCTTGATGGCCGCGATGAAGGTATGCGGCAGGTAGTATTGATGGCTCGCCTTCAGGTCGACGTTGCGGTAGCTGCCGGTGCGTCTGATGGTGACGAAGCTGAACTTTTCGTTCTTGTATCCTGGGTCGAACTCGATTCACCACCGTTTCGCCTCCTCCAGCCCCCGGGCGTGCCACTCGCTCTTGAGTCGGTCGCGTTCCCGCTGGAGCGCCAGATTGCGTTCTTTCTCGGCCTGCAGCGTGAGGGCGAGCTGGCGGCGCTGCTCGGCCAGTTTGGCTTCCTGCTCCAGGCGCGCCTTCTCGCGCTGCTGCGCCATATGCGCGGCCTGCATGATGCGCAGGTGCAGGTTCTCGGGTTTGTTGTATTCGTATTGGGCGAGCGCGCGCTTGAGGTTCGCCGCGTTCTTCTGGTCGGCCCTCTCTGGCTCTATTTCGTAATAATGCTCGTATCCGGGTTTCCCAATGCCGGTATCGGCCCAGAGCTGGCCGGTGCGCTGGATCTGGGCGTGGATGTCCTCGACCTCCTCCCACTCGATCGGCGGGAGCGGCGGCATCTCATGGGTGATGCGGAGCGCTGAGACCCTCACGCGCCACCCGGGCGTGGCATCTGCGGGCCGCCCATGCCGGCGGTGAGGCCGCCCACGGCGCGGTCGGTGATCTGGCCATAGGCGGTCGGCATCTGACCGCCAGCGAGTGCCCTGCGGACTGCCTGGGCGGTGCTGGGGTCGGTGGAGCCGACCGGCGGTGCCATGGGCGGCTGCGGCGCGCGCGGCATCATCGGCCCTCCGGCGCCCGGCATCGGCCCGCCCATCGGCGTCTGCGGCCGTTGCGGCTGCTGCGGCCCCGGCGTGCCGGTGGCAGGCGGCTGCGGGCTGGTGGGCGGCGGCACTTCGCCGATCAGGCCCAGCGGGGGCTGCTGCGGTTGCATCGCCTGACGCAACTCGTCCAGCGATGGCACAGGCGTGCCGTGCTGCGCGCCGGTTTTCCACAACTCAACCCAGGCGTTGAGCGCCGCCTTATCCCGTTCCCTGTCGTCGTCGCTCAGGGCTTTGCCTCGATCGGTCTGCGCGCGGGCGCGGTCGGTCTCGAGGTCGGCGGCGGTCTTCTGTTGCTGCACCATCGCCAGCAGCTGGTCGGCGGTCGGCCCCTGGTTGGGCGGCGGCGGCTGCCAGCCCGGCGGCAATTCTTTGATGTAGCTGGAGACGTCGGCGATGTTCGCGGTCTCGAGCATCCTGGCGAGGGTGTTGCGGTATTCCGGCACGCCGACCAGGGGGTTTTGCAACCCATAATTGGCCACGATCATCTCCTGCTTCGACGCGATCTGCGACAGCATGGCCAATCGTTCCATCGGCATGCCTTTGCCCCCCACGTTGACACTGGCAACCCACGCGGTGGCCAGGGCGCGGGGGTCGATCGCCGCCCACTCGCCCCGGATACGAATGACGTTCGGCCTGTCCTGCTGCCTCGCCATCATGCGCAGCAGACCGCTGTAGAGCGGCGCCAGCCCGGTCTCGGCCAGGGTGCGCGCCATCATGTCCATGCGGTCCTGCGCGGCGCTGGTCTGCGCCGAGACGGCGTTGGGCGCGGTGCTCTGGAGTTCATCCACCGTCAGGCCCTGGCTGGCGCGGGTGATGCCGGTGCGTGACTCCCGCACCGCCTCGAGCACCTGCATGATGGGCAAGGCCTCCTTGCCGGCGAAGGGTTTGATCAGCTCCTGCACGGCGCCCTGCTGCGCCACGCGGATGACGGAGCCGATCGCGGTCTGCCTGACGTCGGCCATGTTCGCCTGACCCAGGGTGACCACGGTTCTGGGATACATCGCCTGGCCGAGACTATCGAGCGTGGCGCGCATCACCCGTGACTGCAGGCGCTGCAGGTCCATCACCATGTCCGCCATGGAGTTGCCGATGACGCGCCCCGGCTCGCGATAGGGCGTGAAGCAACTCAAGGGTATCTCATCGGCGCGCTCCCACTGCACCAGATGCACGCCATCACCCAGGCTGTGGGTGTGGATCAGCTCGGCGCGGTGATCATTGTCAACGTCGCACCTTATCCAGCCCTCGACATACCTGACCATATTCATACTGCGGTCGCGGGTTGGACCCAGCTGGCGCTGGGTGCCGCCGGCCGGATCGCGCGCCTCCGCCTGACGCCGTGCCCCGGCCCGCGGCTCGGCGCTGCCGGCCCGCAGCACGTCATACTCGGGCAGCCCCATTTCGATCAGTTCGCTGGCGGGCACATCACGCACACAGAACACCGCGCGCGCGGTCTCGATCGCGTCAGCGTCTGACACGATCCACACTGACTCAGCCGGCACATAGGACACTACGGGCCACGCCTGCTGCGTGCTGCGCACGATGGTCGCAGCCCAATACTCCGGTTGGCCGCCCTGGCCGAAATACATCTGCCCTTCCGGCGTGCGCTGCACTGCCTGCAGCTCCTCCGAGTTCATCGGCCGGCGCACGATGCGTTGCGCTTCAATCCCCGGCTCGGCGAGCAGCATCTGCAGCTGCGGCAGCAACAGCCCCTCGCACACCTCGGTCCTGATCTGCGAGCGTTTGCCCCAGCTCCATCGCACCCAACCGGCCTTGCGTGTGAGCGCGTCCAGCAGCGCATCATGCAAGATGGTCCAGCCCGGGTTCGCGGTCATCAGCGCCCAGCGCGCGTAGTCGGTGGCCTGTCGTGACAACTGTGTAGCCAGCTTATCATCGCCCGCGAAGTCGGTGGTGATCGGCTGGAAATGCACCGGGTCATCGAGGCCGGTAAAAATGCGCAGCAGGCTCGGCAACGTGGAGCGGATGGTATCGCGCACCACAGTCAGCACCAGTTGCGATCGGCCTTTCAGCTGCGGCTCATCGCCGAAGCCGCGGCCGTTGTAATACTCCGACGCGGTCACCCGCTGCTGGGATAGCTCCTCATCATAGTTTCTGGCGGCATCGAAATAGTGGCGGTTGATATCCTCAACCTCCTGATCGTCCTTGCCCAGACGCTCGTAGATGATCTCCTGCTGCCACTCGGCGCCCTCGGGCTTGACCGCGGGGCGCAGGCCGGCGGCGTAGCGACGCAGCGACTGCGGCAGCTCATCGGCCGGATCCTCGCCCAGGTCGGTGTCGTCACGGGGCGGCAGCAGGATGGCAATGAGTTCCTCGTCACCCAGACGCATGCCGGTGGGCCTCATCCCGGGCGGCATGAGGCCGGGGACCGGCGGCAGCGGTGGTGCGGCGGCGCCGGTCAGCGCGCTGGAGCCGAGCAGGCCCGCTTGCAGTGCGTCAGACACTACGCCCTCCGATTGTCGCGGTTCATGTAGATCAGCTTGAGCAGCTCCCGATACGCTTCCGGGTCGCTCGGCCGCAGCAGCTCGAGCTGCCGCTGATAGTCGTGCGGCAGGTTCAACAGAGTGGAGCCGTAGTCACTGGGCGGCGTGGGGATATCGCCTGTGTATGTCCCCGGCGGCGGCTGCTTCGGCAGCTCGTAGGACGGCGCACCGCGCCACCGCGGGTCGATCGCGTTGGGGCCGACCCAGCCCAGCACGGCGGCCCTAGGGTCGGTCTCCAGCCCCTCGTCCAGCAGGCCGGGCACTCAGAGCCTCCCCAACAGGATGAGCAGCACGAGGATGAGCAGCACGGCGAGGATGATGCCGCCGGGGGCATACCAGCCGCCGCCGGGATACCAGCCGGCGCGATAGCCCCAGCCGCCGCCCAGGATCACCAGGACCAGCAGCACGACCAGGATGACAACCAGCGGGTTCATCTACTTCTTACGGCCGAGGGACGGATCCTGCAGGTGCTCGGGCAGCTGCATCTCGTGCTCGGCGCCCCACTCCTCCGGCCGGTTGCCGTCGTCATAGCAGCAATCGAGGTAGTTCTCGCGCGTCTCGGGGATACCAAGCCTGCGCATGGTCTCGAGCACCGGATCACCGGTTGATCGTGACCCAGCCCGGGTTGTCGATGCCGCCGGAGCGGTCGAAGATGAGTTGTCGTGCAGCAGGCCCATCAATCTCTCCATCAGTGTGTCGGCGCCAGATGTTGTTGACATCAGCAACCAAGTTCTTGTCGCGCTTCTGCGCCGGGCTAAACAGCCCGCGCAGCCCCTCCCAGGTGACGCTCTGCAGCGCCCTGGGCGGGATGTTCAATTCCTTCCCCAGATCACGGTAGGCGTCGGCATAGACGCCATAGAGGCCCTTGGCGCCCGTGGCGTTGGAGGCTGAGCCGCTCAGTCCCAGACCGTTGGTGACGATCTCGTGGTTACCGCCCAGCGGCAGCAGGTGCGCGGCGGCGACGGCGTGGGTGTCGATCGTGACGTGGCGCGGGTCGGTCGGGTCGATCAGGTTGTTATAGAAGTTGCGCACCTTATGGTTGCTGCCCATCGAGGCGCTGACATTGTCAACCGTGCCATCGTTTAGCACGCTGTGCGCCTTGGCGATATCACCGAATGACCCCCATGACACGCCGGCCGGTGTGCCGTCCTTCTTCAGTGACACCTCGCCGAGACGGCCTTCGGGACTGACCAGCTGGAAGGCACTGTCGTTGTGCGCCTCGTCATAGGCGCGGGTCCAGTAAGCCTGATGCAGCGGGTCGTTCAGCTCGCCGAACGGCGTGTGCTCGAATGTCGCGTGGGCGTCGAGCACGTGCTGCTGCCACTTGGGGTTCTTCTTGGCGGCGGCGTAGCCCTGGATCAGCTCCGACATCTCGGGCGTCATCACCATGTCACCCTTGTCACGGCGCACGTCGAGGATGCGCTTTGCCAGACTAACATTCTCGTCCCACACTTTCTGCGGTGACAGCGAGGCGATGGTGCCGGCCACCTGACGCGGCAGCACGTCGTAGTCGCTCGCCCAGTTGTTCAGCAGCTTATTGCCGCCCGGATACCACTGCGGCGCCCGCTCACGCACAGCGTCGGGCACGTTGTCATAGAGGAAACGCAGGTTGTCCTTCACATGGTCATGCAGCAGGTCATAAACCTCCTCGTCCGTGGCGCCCTCGGGAACCTTCAGCCCGGGATAGTCACCATTGCGGATCAGGTCGGCGTTCTTGGTGTAGGCGTCGCCTGACTCGCGCATCGCGGCGCGGTCGATGATCAGGCTGTCGTCGCCGTGCGCGTCGCCCGTGAACTTCACTGAGGTGGGCACGCGGGTGCTGATGGTGTCGGCGCGCGGCAGGTTGGGGGTAAGGTGCGGCGCGAATTTCAGACCGCCCTCGAAGTTGCCCGCCATCTGCAGGCCGGCATCGGTGACACCCTTGCCCGTGGGATGGCCGCCCTCCCAGGCTTGGCCGCCGGTCCACAGGCCCATGTCCGCCGATTTCTGCTGCTGACGGGTTATCCAGTCACCGATGCGTCCCAGCAGTCCAACATCAGCGTCACTCGTTGGCGCATAATCCAAGAGGTTGGTGGGCCGCTCCTCATCGACAGGCAGCAGGCTGGGCATCAGGGCTTCCCGTCGAGAATAAAGCAGGCGATATGACGCCCCGTGCCAGGACCGGCGGACCCATCTTCGGTCGCCAACCATTTCACGTCGCCCAGATTGCGCACTGTGGCGCCGGCCGCGAGCAGCATCAGCACCCATTTGTCCAGCGGATAGACCAGCACCACGCGTTTGCCCTGACGGTGTTCTTCGATCGCCTTGCGTGCCCAGGCTGTCGGGCCTTTCTTCTTGCCCTGATGCTCGATGGAACCGAATGGCGGATTCACGTAATTGGACGCGCCCCACTCGCATATCAGGCCATCGAAGCCCTGCGGCAAAGGCCATGGGCATGGATCGAACGTGAACTGAAACTCGGCGTGCAGCGACGCGTAGAGTTCTGACGGCGTGATCCAATAGTGCTTACCGTCATCGCCATTCCCACGT